ACATTATAAAGAATAAAGTTGTCGCTACCTTTGGTCGTGGACAAGAGGACGATGCCAAGGTTTTTATGCGTGTAGCTTACGATAATGGTGTAGCTACCGATCAAGAGTCCAAAATAGAACCTCAAACCTTAAAGGCTTGGGTTAAAGAAAGAATGGAAGCAGGAGAGGAGTTTCCAACAGAACTCTTTGGTGCTTTTATGGGTCAACGTGCAATCATTAAAGGAGGAAAAAAATGACAACTGCCGTAGATGAAAAAAAGAAAACCGAGGTGGTTGCATTTGACGCCTCAATGATGGAAGCAGACGCAGGGTCTGGTATCAATGATTTAGGAAGTGATGATCTAGCTCTGCCTTTTCTAAAAATATTATCTGGGCTCGACAGTAAGCTTGACGACTTGGACAATGCTAAAAGAGGGGACATTATTAATAGTGTTACGGATCAAATATACAAAGGTAAGGATGGGGTCGATGTCGTACCTTGTGCTTATGAAAGAGTATATATTCAATGGTCGCCTCGTGGTGAAGGAACAGGGGCACCTGTCTCTGTTTACAAAACCAAGGATGAATGCCCTGAGTTCGAAAGAAGTTCAGAAGATAACAAAGATTATCTAACAGACGGATCAGGACAATACATCGAAGAGACACATCAGCATTATGTGTTGGTGTTAAATAAAGATGGTGGTGCAGACCAAGCTTTGATTGCTATGAAATCTACACAATTAAAGAAAAGCCGTAAATGGAATAGCATGATGTTATCTGCAACCATCAAAGGGAAGAACGGATTGTTTACACCACCTCGTTTTGGGTTTGTGTATCACATGAAGTCTGTTGCAGAAGAGAACTCAAAAGGCTCTTGGCACGGATGGGAGATGTCAAGGAAAGATCCCGTCAACAGTGCCGACATATACGCTAAGGCAAAGTCTTTTGCCGAAAGCATTAAAAAGGGAAGCGTTGTTGTTAAACACGAGAAAGATGAGAGCGAAACTCCCTTCTAATGTCAGTAGAGCAATTTTCATCAATCTTTGACGGATTGAAGGAAGCCTACGGTACTTACAAAGTTGAAAAGACACAACTAAACGGTAAGAACACTGGCAAGGCTTCCATCATCCGCGAACCACGGACCCTGAACCTTTGGGAGGGACACCTATCTGGTAAGGGTGATGCGTTAGGCATCATCCCTATCAATGAGAGCAATAGGTGTAAATGGGGATGTATTGATGTTGATCAATATCCACTTGACCATAAAAATCTTGTCGATAAGATTAGAAAACTCAAACTCCCTTTAGTAGTGTGTCGCTCCAAGTCAGGAGGGGCACACTGTTTTTTGTTTCTAACCGATTGGGTAGATGCAAAAGATTTACAAAGAACCTTACAACATATTAGTGCTGCCCTTGGGTATGGAGACAGTGAGATCTTTCCCAAGCAGGTTAAGTTGAATTTAGAGCGTGGTGACGTAGGTAACTTCTTGAACTTACCTTATTACGACCATGAGGAGGGGCTACGGTACGCCTTTCTTGATAATGGCACCTCAGCTACCCTAGAAGAGTTTATCGCCCTGTACGAGCGTTTTAAGCAGACACCAGAGCAAATGAAAAAGCTACAGATAGAAGAACAACCTGAGTTTGCTTCTATGAGGGATGGTCCGCCCTGTCTACAGATTATTATGGCGGGTAAGATATCCGAGGGTGGACGCAACAATGGTTTGTTTAACATTGGTGTTTACCTACGCAAAGCTTTTCCTGATTCGTGGGAGAGTGAAATACTAAATTACAATATGCAGTATTTAGAACCACCGTTGCCCTTGAATGAAGTCAATGTAGTGGCAAGACAGTTACACCGTAAAGATTACGCTTATAAGTGTTCGGATGCCCCTATCAACGCCCACTGCAACAAGGAACTATGTCGTACACGACGTTATGGTATCGGGGCTGCGGTACAAGGGGCAAACATTGCCAACCTTAGAAAATATAATTCTACCCCGCCTGTGTGGTTTATTGACGTAAACGGAGAACCGCTTGAATTAGATACTGATGCTTTGATGAGCCAAGGGTTGTTTCAAAAAGCTTGTATGGAACAACTACACATGATGCCCAGAACGGTATCCAGAAACATTTGGGAGAGCAGGATTAGTTCTTTGATGACAGAAATGAAAGAAAACGAAAGTGCCATTATGGAAGTGTCCCAAGATGCAAGTATTAGCGGACAGTTTTATGATTACCTAGAGGAGTTCTGTCGTCATTTGCAACAGGCACAGGACAGGGAAGAGATCCTGTTACGCAAGCCTTGGACAGATGAAGAAGAGGGCTTTACCTATTTCAGGCTGAAGGACTTTGAGAACCACCTCAAAAAGAATAGGTTCTTTGAATACAAGTCTCATAAGGTGGCCCAAAGACTTAGGGACATACAAGGTGAAAGCACCGTCCTTAAGATCAAAGGGTCTACACTCAGGGTATGGAAGATACCTGCCTTTGAGTTTTCTGCAGTAGAAGTCGATACACCTGAGTTTGGTGATAAAAGTAAGACCCCTTGGTAATGTATAGAATATTTGGACCACCCGGCACAGGTAAAACCACTACGCTACTTAACATGGTAGACGAAGCCCTTTCCTCAGGTGTGACCCCAAACAAAATAGCATTCTTGGCTTTTACCCGCAAAGCTGCCCACGAAGCCAAGGAAAGAGCTTGCCAACGCTTTAAACTAGATCCACAAAAAGATCTATATTATTTTCGTACTTTACATAGTCTTGCCCTTACTCTGTCTGACATACGGAGTGAACAGGTTATGCAAGCAGAGAACTACAGGGAACTATCCGAGAAGATAGGTATTACTCTTCATGTAGATAGACCGTCGTCCGATGACCTACCTGATATGCTCAAGGCTCACGACCCGATCCTTGGTCTTATCAATCTAGCTCGTCTCAGAAGGGTATCCTTAAAAAAACAATATGATAATAGCACTGTTGAGGAGCCTTGGGTTACAGTTGATTATGTAGACAGGGGGCTCAGGAGGTACAAAGAAGCAAACGGTTTGTTTGATTTTACCGATATGCTTGAACAGTTTGTACAGGAGTCCCACCGTTACTGCCCTGACTTTGACCTTTGTTTTCTGGATGAGGCACAGGACTTGTCCCCTTTACAATGGCAGATAGCTCATCTTATAGAGAAGAAATCAAAGAAGATGTACTGTGCAGGGGACGATGATCAAGCTATTTATAAGTGGGCAGGTGCAGATGTACATCATTTTATTACGATGGATAGCCCCTCAGAAACCTTGTCTCAATCCCACCGTGTACCTAAGAATGTACATTGCGTTGCAGAAAATGTAGCTAGGCGCATTAAAAAACGTCATGCCAAGAAGTATGAACCAAGGAATTTAGACGGACAGGTAGAACGTATCTGGGATATCAACCAATTAGATATGTCCGAAGGCGAGTGGCTCATTCTAGCTCAGGCGGGGTATCAACTGAGCCCTGTTAAAAACACCTTACGGTCAAATGGATTACTGTTTGAATACCGTGGCTCACGGTCCATTAATGAAAAGATCAGTATTGCCGTCAATGCTTGGGAGGACTTACGCAAAGAAAGACCTATCTCAGGTAAAGAAGCACGAACCATGTATCACTATATGTCCGTCGGTAAGGGTGTAAAGCGTGGTTACAAGAAGCTTAATGGTTTAGATGACGGTGATATGATTACCTATGTTGAGTTAAAAGATAATTTTGGTCTGTTAAAAGACCTAGAAGAGATATGGCATCTTGCGCTTGATAAAATTCCTGAAGAGGAGCGAGCGTATATTATTGCCATGTTGAGGCGGGGAGAAAAGTTCAATGGTATTCCCCGCATTTCAGTGTCCACGATCCACGGCTCAAAGGGAGGAGAAGCCGATAATGTCGTATTACATACCGACTTGTCGTGGGCAGCTGAACAAAGCTCACGTTTAGAACCTGATGATATCCATCGGGTTTTTTACGTGGGCGTAACAAGGGCAAAAGAAAATCTATATATAGTAGAACCCGAAGACGCAACGAGGAGTTACGATTTATGAAAAGAGAAGAAATATTAAAAAAGGCAGAGTTAATGATTAACGGACCTAGAGCCAAAGATTATGGGGACGCTTATAAAAACCATGATCGCATTGCAAAAATGTGGTCTGTTTTATTGGAAAAAGAAATAACCGTGCCTCAAGTCTATCAATGTATGGTAGCCACTAAGCTTTCTCGACTAATAGAAACACCTGACCATGATGACAGTTGGGTTGACATTTGTGGCTATGGTGCTTTGGGCGGAGA